TTAACAAAGACAACGTTCTCTTCAATAGCTCCTTGCTTGTCAAGTCTGCTTATGATAGAATCCCATCCTGCTAAATCTACCGGAGGGCCTCCTGTCCAAACGTTTCCACGGTTGTTTACCACGTAGAATACACCATCAGAACCTTTGTTTCCATAGGTTGTTTCGGCTATAGCTCCTGAACCTACTTCTGCAGGTACAGCTTCAATCATTGCAGTCTCCAAGTAATCGTCGAAACGAAGACGAGTCTCATGCTCAGACTTTAGATACCATAGATATCCGTTAGCGCCATTCTCTGTACTTACTTCAACCCATCCAATCTGTGCCATATCAGAACCTGATACTGCATACTTATCTTTAATGATAATAGGTGAGTTATTGAAGAAGATATCATCAGCCTCTAAAGAGCCTGACATTCCTTCAGAACCTTTTCTGAACTCAGAACCGTAGATGAAGATAGTGAACTCAGCTGCTGCATTTAAATTAGTCATACCTGCAGCATTGTAGAAGGCAACATCAATTGTAGTTGCTGTAGTTCCTGTTACAATAGCTTTAAGAGAAAGAGGAGAACTGTTAAATCCACCTGCTCCTGTTGACTGAATAAATACAGTCTGACCTTTACGGATAGCCTGTTCTGTAGGTGCTGTTCCACCTACAAGAGCGGGGTCAAAGTTAGTGCCCGGAATAGTAAATGTTGCTATAGGTTGTCCGGGAGCTGCCTGAATAATTGTAGTACACTTTTCATACTTGATGTGTAAACGTCCTTGTTCTGCCCACTCGATGCGGTCAGAGTTAGAAGGCATCTCAGCTCCTACCATACGTAGGAAAGAAGCAAGTGTTCGATTACCATAACGCTCGAACTCTTTCTCGTATGTATCAGGAAGATACTGATTTAAGAAATCGAAGTTGGTAATATAATTGGTTGACGTCGGTACCTGTTGGGCACTCGGTTGCAACGCAAATGTTGGGTCGGCTTTTACTGCCATAATAGTTTTATTTTAATAATTAATTAAGTAGTACGTTGTGCACTTCTTATTTTTAAACCTCGTCCTGATTCAGGGTTTACAGAACGAACTTGCATGCCCCCCTTAGAAGTTGAATTTTGTGGAGTATTGCGTTCAGACATATTAATATTCTTTGTCTTACGCATAACTCCATCAACTGCTTCCGATTGACCCTGTTCATAAAAGAACTTGGCAAACTTTTCGGGGTTCATTGCTATCGCTAGTGACCTATGGTAACCCACGGCGTCCTTAATTAAGCCTTTTTCATCTAGATATTGGTTTATCCAATTCATAGGTGTTTCCTGTTGCTTTTTCAATTCTGTCCTGTCTCCGGGAGCAAATGTGTAGGGACGGTCATTTAATTTGAACTCAAAACCTTTAAATTCATCACCGAAAACTTCGTTTGTCTTTTCATTAAACCAAGCTAGTCTACGTACTTGCTCTTCCTGAGCGGTCTTCGCGTTAGCGGTATATTGCTTATACTCGGCATACTCTTCTGAGTTATCTAAAGAAGGCGACCCAATAGACTCAAGGGGAACGCTGTATTTTTCTTTAGCATCTTCGAAGAATCTCTTCGCTTTTGCAATAGTTTTCTTTTTTGCTAGTCGGATTTTTCTAATGTCACCCTCATCATCGAGGTCTTCATCAAAAGTATAATCCTCCATCATAGCGTTTATATCCTCTTCATCAAGTCCTTCTTCCGTTGCCGTTAGATACTCCTTGATAAGATTATCGGGATTCATAGTGTCGTAGTCTTTGTTTAATTGAACAAAGTCTTTTACACCACGGCCCGTTTCTTTTTTGTACTTAAAGAACGCTGACACCTCTTCGTCCATTTCTCCGGACTCTTCTCTCGCCTCTTTTAAATCGTCTAAAGAGTTGATTTCTCTTCCTAGTCTATCGCTAATAATAGATAACAGTTCAGTCTCTTCCAATGGTGGTCTTTCTACCACAGGCACAACCTCTTCAGATGCAACCTCTTCAGGTGCGACTTCTTCAGGTGCGACTTCTTTAGGGGCATCGTTAAAACTCTCCTCATGCTTTTCAAGCAATGAAGATTCAACTTCGGCAGCAGATTTTTGCTCACCTTCTTCTACAAGACGTACTTTCATTTCCATATGATTAGATTTTTATCAAAGTTACATTAAAAATGTTAGAAAATTAGACTTACCTTGGATTGAACTCAGCAAGGTCAAACCCATCCAAGCTGTCTTCATTAGATTCGAAGTTCTGTGCAGGTAAATTATTCTTCCTTTGATTGATAAGTTTAGACTGTTGAGTATTCTGCTGACTAATCCTATCAGACTTTGCATCTTCTTTTTGAGTATCTCTAGTTTGGATATTATTTTCAACCATACCTTTCAATTGCATCTGATAATTAAACTCAACATTCATAAGCTGTTCTTTGAGTTGAGCCTCGTTATTCATCTTCTCAATATCAAAAGCTACCTCAGCCTGCTTAAGTTGCATCTTACCTTGAATCTCCATTTGACTCTGTTGCATAAGAACCTCCTGTGCCATCTTTTGAGACTGAAGCTGCTGTTGAGCTGCCATAGCTTGCTGTTGCATCTGCATCTGCTCCTCACGGTCTTGTTTAGCTATACGCTTCATCTTAAGAAGTTGATTAGCTAATTTTAAGTTACGTATTTCACGGACGTCAATAGCATCTTCAAGATTAATATCTCCTTTAGATAGTGCCATATTAATATTAGACTCAAGCATTGCTTTTTGCTCTTCATCAGGAGCTATTTCAATAAAAATACCAAAGTCATATATATATAAATCACTAATATCTTCAAGAATACTAACATTGTATTTTCCAATTTGATTAACAAACTATTCCTTGAAGTCAGCATACTCTAAAATGTCTGAAATTCTATATGTTAAACTTTCAGCTAAAGTCCTATACATATACAGGCTTGAGTCTAAAATATGTCTTGTAGCTGTATTAGAGTTTAAAGCCGCTAACTTCTGAACCCCTACTAAAGCATATGGGTCAGGAGTAGAGCCATCTCTAGCCTCATTAAGCCCCGTTACATCACGAATCATCTGTAAATAATGATTCATATTTTGTATAAGCATCTGCGCTTTGCTAGCTCCTGAACTAGATGTAAGTTGCGTGATAGGTACCTTAGCTTGGTTATAATCACCTTCCTGTGTATAACTTCTTCCAATAACAGAACCTGTTTGGAAGTATAATCTTAAAGCATCTTCAGGATTATATGCATTACCCGTGCCTAAATCTACTTCATTTAATCCGTCAGCATCTATATACACTCCATCAGGAACTACCTTAGATATTACTTGCTGTAACTTTAAATGTGTTATCTGAATTAAATCAGCAAAAGGAATCATTCTGCGAGTTAAAGACTCTATCACCCCTTTGTACATACGAGGAGCTGAAGCTACATAATTAGGTATAGCATATTGAGAAGCAGATTTTGGACGTACCATATTCTCTGCAGCCTCCCACTTAAGAATGATATTGGTTCCCATAACCATAACCCCATCATACCACATATCAATAGTCTTTTCAATCTTTTCAAACCCTCCTTCTTCCATCATCTCATCCGGTGGGTTGAATTGGTCATCCTTTTCAATCATCCTAGAGCCTCCTCCTTCTAAGTTCTTTTTCTTATATACAATCTTTTTTGTGCTTTTATAATTAAAATACATTAAAGTCGCTGTATCTCGATAGAAGATATCATTGTCATAGAACTGAGCGACATTATAGTAATCATACCAACTTTGCCCACGTTTAGAAATTTCTTCTAAATCTTCTTTAGTAAGAGTGGGGTCTATTTTTATTAATTCTGTAATTGCAACTGTTTTTATCTCTCCCCAATAGAAACAATCTTTAAACTGAGGGTCTTCTGTGTAACTATAGACCACATTCGCGGGGTCTACATAACTTAACTTAACTCCTGTGCCGGGTAAAAATTCGTGCTTGGCTACCGATATACCCAATACCATTAGGTCATAATCTAATCGGCGCCTAATATCATCATAATGATTTTCATCAAAAATAGTGTTTACAGCTTCCTCTTCTGCAATCTCAATAGCAGGCTTATAATTAAGCTGCATATATAGCTGCAATTCCTCATCATTAGTAGGTAAATCCTCCGGATTCATAGTGAATGGGTCTAAACCTGTTTTCGCTTGGATAGTTTCAAGTATGGGCTTTGCAGCCATCTGACCCTCAATCATATTCTGATACTTACTTCTCTTAGATTGAGATATAGCATCTTGAGCATATGCTTTAACTTTAAATAAGCGTTCAGACATACCATTAACAACGATATCCACAAACTTAGGAAGGATAGGTACAGGGGTCCAATCTAAATTTAGATAAGATAAATCTCCATCAAC